CCATCTTGACCTTCATCCGTTTGCGTGTCTTTCCGCTACCACCGTTGAATATCCAGTAGCCGTCTCTATCGTGAGGGCTAATTTGAGTCCCAGTACCACCGTCATCAGCCATTACGAACATTTCGCCCCCTTTACTATACAAGCTACACCCATTAGAAAGGGTTCCTGCCGGTTCAGTACCGTTGAATATCTCCAAGGTGTTTGTCCCTACCGTTGTTCCTCGCACCGAGTTATCACCTATTTGGATGTTACCAACACCAGTTATCAAGAGGCCAGTGGTATTACCTGCACGTAGCTGCATACGCTCGGTATTATGGTCATAAGCGATTTGTCCTATATCAATATCATCCTCATCAGCGAAATAAATGAAGCCGGTATCGGTATTGGGGCATAGGAGCGCAATTCCTACGTGGCTGTTATCCTCGATGATTAAATCAGCCCTATCACTTGGAGGATCTCCAGAACCAGACGTACCATTCCAGATGTGTACTACATCACGGTCTGGAGCTGGTGGAGTGCCCGAAAGAGCTATCATAAGCCCACCAGTATTTTTCTGCATATACATATCCGACCCGTCATGGTACATATCCCAGTCAGTGCCGTCGGTCGTACCATAGGTTGTTAGTAGAGAGTTCGCTAAACGTAGGCTCCCACCAGCAAGGGTAAGAAGATTAGCAGAGTGGGTGATTGTAACATCAGCGTCGTTAAAATCAACAATGCCACCATCCCCCACCAGAACTTTACGCTCTACGTAGGCATCCCGCCACGCATTAGCACCAGTCCCTAGGTCATAAGTATTATGCGCAGGAGGCTCAAAACTTCCTGACGAGAATGACGGAGCACTGTATATCTGTTTTATACTCACTTTACACTCCTAGTTAAGCACCGGTTCCTTGATAGATAACTGTTAGAGTACCACTAGTACTGGTAGTCCGAATAGCTCTGAAGTTCTTAAGGTCATCAGAACCCCAGATTTCAAATTCGTCCCCAATATTCTTAAGTAGACTACCTTCAGAGCCACCAGCAGTTGGGGCATTGATAGTATTGATACGCACTGGACCAGTCTCTAATCGGCAGGAAGCCATAAGTACCTGACCAGTTAGAGTCGCTGAGGTGAAGCTCACACCACCTGATGTAGCGTCTACGGTGATAGCTTCTGAGTCAATAGATTTGAGTGCCATTATGTTAGCCTCCGAACTGATATAGAATTAAGTGCGCTCTCTTTCGATACCAGCTCGTATACGTCCTGCACTGCCAGTACCAAGACTTCGGCCCGTGGAACGTCGAGCCATTTCATGCGCCATTGCAACGCACTCTTGCTGCTCACGTCCACCCTCTGACATACATTGAGCTATGGAATCAGAGATGGCTTTTTGAATAGCGTCATCAGGGGAATCTGGAGAAAGGCTTTCAGCGGGTAGTGGCATTGTATCTCCTTTATACTTACTAGATACTAAAGGGGGAGAGACACCGTTATGGTAGCCTCCCCCCCTCAGAGGGAGGAACGCAATGACCAGTCTTTTTAATCGAATCGCAAGAACACGATGAAGCTCTCGGTGTCAGCAACACCTGGAGTCATGGGGTCTCCTAAGTAAAGTTCAGTGGTAACAGCAGCAGAGGGGTCAGCCTTAGCTGCGGTCGTACCAACGACTGCGTAGGTACCAAGAGCTATAGCAGCTTGAGCAACACACGCAGCAGGTCCACCAGTCTGTAACCAGTAGTAGTAACTAGCTGTTACTGCAAACTGCGGTATACCAAGAACCATTCCTGATACAACTGCAGTTGTAGCTATAGTCTTGTAGAATGGATTACGTACTAGTCCCACTTGGGATGTAGAAGTAGTTAATGCTACTCTAAGAGCCTCATCTGGGTACAAAGTAAAGGTGGAATCGGCTGTCCCTGAAAAAGCCTCATTACTCTTAATCTTGTACATATGACCTTCACCAGCACCATCATTGACTATTAAGTAACCTTCGGCAAAGTCATCGGCTGTTTCATTAGGAGCAGCGTCCAATGCTGCTGTGCTGGTAAGTTCTACCTCGACAGCTCCAATCGCTGCAGCAGCACCCACAACAATATCGTCATCCTGTTCGGCATGAGCAGCAGCAGCTTGTTGCACTGGTGCAGCTACATTTAATGCCACAAGACCATTTTTAGCGTATCGCCATGCTCTATCCCCCTGACGGATGAGAGTGCCAAGGGGCCACTTCTGGTCCGAAGACTCAGCCCAAGGGTCAATAGTAGATTGTCCTCGACCAGTCTTAGTATCGGCCCGAGTGAGCTGCATGACGTAGCCCCCCTCGTCCATAAAGACTGCTTTTGTTTGTGCATCTGGTTTAGGCATTTAATTACCTCACTTATGATGTTTTAATTTACGGAAGTACTTCTGCATCCGTTACGTCGTAGATTCGCCCCAGAGAATGTTGTGCGCCTAAAGCTAGTGCTATGTAGGAAACTAGCCTATCTCCACCAGAATCGTAGTCCTCAAGGACATCGAAATGGTGGTGCATAAACACTGCTCCAGGCTCTGCGCTTTCACCACCCATAAGGAGGCTAAGTCCGCCATCCTCCGTCTGTCCCCGTCGGACACACAGTACGGAGTATTGTTTTGTACCTGAACTGTAAACGGCTCTTGCATTAGAGCCAGCACCTGTATTAGCCTGTTCTGCTACTAAGAAGTCTGTGGGTATTATAGGAATACCATCAAAGTGGGTAATCCTCTGCCCAAATTCATTAGAGCTTATCATTATCTGGCTCATCTGGACAGTAACACCAGAACGTACTATACCACTTTCTTGCATACCTGCACTTAGGCGTCGATGAAGTTCCCGTGGGACCCAGAGTTCTACTCCCTGACGGCCTCCACCACTCGCATCAGTATCTACTTTACAAGCATCAAGAAGCTTACGAATACTCCCAAGTGAGAGAGCAGCTTCGCCACCATCAATATCATTGTCACCTGTAAGCTCTTCAGCTAGAGCGTGTATGCCATCGAATTCCTTAGAGCCGTTGTAGGTAACATCACCATAGATGATTTTATGCTCAAGGAATCGAGTAAGGCGTTTTGCCAACTGCTGTACCATGAGTGCAGCATAGTCGTTAGGGTCGGAATATGTAGACCTTACGAAATTGTCTATAGGGTCTTGACGAGCAATCCGCTTTAACGGAACTGTAACCTGGTCATAGTCAACATCGGAAGTCCAAGGAATCTGCTCTCTAATATCGAAGAAAGACGCTGCTGCGGATGCAGTAAAGGTCTTCTCACGATTATAGACTAGGTCTTTGCCGTGTATTTGCTTGACGGGTAAGAGAGGGACCATATGTCCCGCTTCAACAACAGTCTCAATCACTCCCTGAAGGAGCATTGATTGCGTCAGTTTTTCAGCTTCAGCTAGGTTAGCCCAGTGTCCTACTACAGCCACCTTAAGTACCTCCTACTTGGAATTTGTACCTAGAGCAGCCTTTATCTTCTCTCGTGCAGTTAGTTCACCACCATCACCACCGCCACCAGAACCGCTTACATCATGGCCTGTTGCAGATGGAACTTTTGCTACGGGAAGAACCTGCTCTAGGGCTTGGAGCTGGCTAGCGTCTAGATTTTTAACCTGCTCCTCAGGTAAATTATACAGCTTTAGAAGGGCGTTTCTGCGAGTCGACAAAACTTCACTTTGAGCGGTCTCAAGTGCCGTCTTACTCTCAGATAATGCTGCCTCCGAAGTGTTAAACTTACCAGTCATCTCCTCAAGTTCAGTCTTGAGGTTCTCAACAGTCTTCTCAACTGTCCGTAGCGAGTCTAGTTCTCTAGTCAACTGAGTGACCTTAGCCCCCAGCTCAACTTTAGTAGACTCACTCGACCGCTTTAGGGCCATAAAATCCGCTTCAGGTACGCTTTTCCCCGCACCGCTATTAGCGGTCTCTGACCCTACATCGGCAGAGGTTCCATTAGTATCTTCTGAATCGTTCATACTACCTCGTATTCTAACATAGTCTGATAACAGCTAAAAGGCTTTTTGAGTGCTCTTTTCGTTAATATTGATATAGATATTTATATCTAATATATTATATTATTACATTAAATACATAACTAAGGTAGGAAGCCATAGGTCTGTCTAATGTTCTTTAATGTCTGAAGTGTCCGAGCATTCTGAGGCTTGGTAATTGTCCAAGGACGCCAGAATAGAAGTCTAGCATCCAACTCAGGGTCGAGCTTTCTCATATTGATACGAAACTCTCCTAGTTCCGACTCGAACATAGATACAATTTGCCGACCGTCTGCAGTTGTCTGCTCTCGTAAGGCAGCTCTCTTAACGGGGTCTTCAACCGACAGAGCTTTCATAATAACATCCTGGTCCGCCTGGTCATAAGTACTCAGAACAAAATCAAAGGCATCTAAGTAAGGTTGTATATACTCTTCATAGTCCTGCCGTCGATGAGCTTCCAGTGGAGTATCATTTCTTTGTACCCAGTCCTCAAATTCAGCTAGCATCTTATTAGGTACAGACAGTTCTATCGCACGACGGTAAGCGTAAAGCTCATCAAAATTAGGCTCCAGGACACCGGTCTTAGGATTAAACTTATCTTCTAATTTAAAGTCAAAGTACCAGTTCTGAAGTTCCTTAAGAGGGTGCAATATCAGTGGATTAAGTTGGTGCTCTGCAGCAAACTCCATGCGCTCGGTGAATGTAATCGGGACATCCTCATAAGCATCGGTTTTTCGAGAGCTTTCAATAAAATCAGTCAGTTTTCTATTAAGTTTACGTGTCTTCATCTCCCAATCTTGCTGACGTATTACTCCAGAGCGAACTTGGTAATCAAGCTTCTCCTGCTCCTCTTTAATAGTCTGTCTCTCAGCATCAACATTATCCCAAAAGAGACCTATAAGAGCCATAGCTTGTCCAGTATTAGACTCACGTAAATGAGTAGTTAGTCCTCTCCACTCTGCAGCACCTTCAAGGTCTAAGATAAGTGCCTCCAAATAAGGAGGTAGTCCACTTCCTATAATATCCGTTATGGATAGACCTGCCTTCCTAGCGTCATTCTGCATTTTTATCGGAATGCCCAAATGCTCCTCGTAGAGAAGTTGTACCTGACGTTGAAAATCCTTGCGCTCTTCAGGACGGAAACGGAAGAGGGCGATTTGAGAGTTAAGTACATTAAACAACGCTGGCCAACGCTGTGCAACATTCCAAGCCTTTTGCTCCTCGTCAGTAAAGGGTAAGTTTGAGTATCTCTTATTAAGTAGTGCAGGACCTGAAAATTCTCCCCCCATAGAAACCTGTTGAGCAACTACCATATCTCTAAAACGTGCTGGTAGAAGTAGCTCTTGAATAGCTTGTCCTGGAACACTATTTGGAAACGCTGCCACAAAAAGTTCTAAGGGGGCCGATATAAGTGGAAAAAGCATTTCTCCAGTCTGAGAGCGTCCGGTCTGTGCACCTCCAAGAGACAAAGCACCTTGAATTAGAATATTAGGGTAGAAGCCAAAACGATTCGATTGGTCCATAGCTGAAGCAAGCATTGGAAAGCGGTCGTAGAACTCAGGATAATCACGATAGAAGAGTCCTCGGAGAACTCCTGATATAGAACCTCTAAGCGGATTAAACTCTAGGGAAGTACCTGGGACATTTATATAGCCGTTATCGGTATTATCCATGTACTTGCCCCAGGTTGTGTAAGCTCCAGGAGTACGTATCGCTTGTCTCGGAAGATACCAAAGACGATGAACCTCATATGTCCAGAAGGGGAAGTACGCTTTCATCATAGAATTAAAGGCGGTCCCTCTCTCATAGTCTGGAAAATCTAACGCAAACTTTTTTAAAGTCGCATCGTAAGCTTCTTGACGGTTAATTTGCCAATTATCCCCAGGATCTAGGACTGGAGCGGGCTCAGGGATAATATCCGCTGCTGCGGTTTCGAGCTTTGCCACCATAGCCTTCTTGGAGTATACTCCAGTTCCGCCCATGCCAGGTATCGGTGCATCAGGGCCAAGATACTCATACCAATTCTTTCCAAGTCCTTCATAATCTAACCAGGTTATATATCTGGCCTCTCCACCTATAATAACCTTGTGTATCGGAGACACCGACATATCTATAACAGGCTCAGGGGGAGCAGCGAACTTGTCTTCCAGTTCAGCAATTCTTATTTGGTTTCTCTCACGTCTCGCTGCTACGTCAGCATCAAACTTTTTAAATGCGGCAACGTGCTCTTCATGAGCAGCAAAATCAAAGGGCTTCTGCGCTTCTCTAAGGTCACTCTTGGCACTTTTCAAGGCGTCTTTAGCTTCTGCCAAGTCTCCTGGATCACGGGCGTCATCAGCCGATACAGCCTTTACATTATCCTCCGCTGCTTTTACGTCATCTTTAAAATCCTCAATCCTACTAGCCCGTTGTGCCTCCGTAGGTACTTCTGGAGGTCTATAACCTGCTTCTCCTCTCTCCTTTGGTGTCATTCTCTTGGAGAATATATCGGGCTTCAATCCATATGGACGTTTCCCATCCAGAAGCATAGCGTCATCAGCAACCTCGCTTCTTCGCAACTGGAGAAGTTCCTGTGCCTCGTCATCTCCTCCTTCTTTCCATCGTACCCTTAACTGCTCATCTGTCAACCCACCAGGTGGAGTTGGTTCTACGACAGGAGCATCTTTCGGGTAATACACATTTCCCCGTCTCTGAAGCCCAGCTCCTACAGTATCTACCACAGTAGGCGCAACATCTACAGGAGCTTCAACAGCTTGTACACCAAAAACCGCAGTTAAAGGGTCATCTTGAAGTGCTTGTTTATACGCAGCACTAAACTCTGCAAGACTATCCTTGCCCTTAAGGGGGAAGAGTTTCTTACGTGTCAAAGAGTAGAGAGTTAGTTCCTTCCTAAGAGCTTCCAACTCCAGTTGACGGGGAGCAAGAAGGCTCACAGTCTTAGGGTCTACTTTCATACGTCTAAGTAGAAAATCGTAGACCGCACCAATAGCTTCTTTATCGTACTTCATATCTTCAGGTGTTATACCAGCGTTTTTGGCCACTTTAGTTGCTTTAGCGTAGACACGTGCAACAAAAGCCTTTCTACTCCGCATCTGCATTAGACTAGGCATCCATATGGCAGCAGCTAAGTCTGAGGGCTGACTTCCAAAGAGATATGATATATCAGAGGGATTAAGTTTCCCTTCTGGTATCCGCGCTCCTGGTATCGTGACGACTTCTGCACGGGATCCGACTTCTCCAGCGTGACCTACCAATGCTGCGTGTTTCTCTCGACCCAATACCCAATCCGCATCGCGAGCTTTATAAAACTTCTCCCACCAAGCTTGCACTTCAGGGTGGTCAGTACCGAACTTCACTCCAGAACCTTTGGAGAACTCCAAGTCAATCTGCGCTTTAAGAGCTTTACGCTCCTCTATTAGACGTAATTCCGTTTTCCGCACAGTATCTCGGGTTTCCCTGATAACCTGCATCTGTTTTACATAAAGGTCTGTTAAATCATTATAATCAGCCAGTTGTTGTGGAGTAAGGTCAATCTTTATAGCCTCATTCCCCTTAATAACTTCATGTAGACGGTTACCTAATTGTGTGACACGTTCCTGAACAGTATCCATATAGGGGTCAAGCTTATTGTTAAAAAGGTCTTTATAAAAAGCGTCTTTCTGTTGTATGCTATGTAGACTTCTAGTGTAAATCTGAGCTTCGGTTAACTGCAATTCAATAACGTGATGGAAGTCCTCCGTAATATTACCTAAAGCCTGAAGACGCATTTTAAGGTCATCTAGGTCACGTACAGGTGCTTCCATCGACGCCTGAATCATATCATCTATTTGCCTCCTCATGAGAACTGGAGAGTTAAAGACCTCCTGCCAAAGCATTTCAGGGAATTCAGATGTCCAAAGCGCATCCATATCATCCCATATCGTACCTGCCATTACCCTCTTTACAAGTAAATCCTGAACGCCAATAGGTAAATTTGGATAGTCACTTGCCATTTCAAGTACATCACGAGCATAGACAGACGGCGGAGTAATCTGAGAAGCTAAATTATCAAGAGAGCCAGGACCTACAGAACTCAGATTAAAGGCGTGTTTGAGTATATCATCAACCTCACGAGGTGCAAACTCTTTTTCGAGTATACCTCTTAGAGAGTCTGCAATGTCTCTAGAACGCTGCATTGTTTGTGGATGTCTCTGCCACAACTCATTCTGATACGACTTCAGTAGATACCATGCTTGCTGCTGTAATGTAATACGGTTTCCTCTTCCAGTCCCTATTATCGGAAAGTCGGCAATTAAGTCGCTAAAGGTCTTATTACGTTGTCTACCCCCTTCCACCAGAGCTTTACGATACGATTTACCACTCATCTCCCCCCTCTTGACCTTCTGTCTCCCACTACCCCTTGCAAAGGTGTGAGCTTGAGCTAGGTCAAGTGTGGTACGCTCCATTCCAAATTGGAGTGATATCTCCTGAGCACGGAAGAATGCTTCAGGTGTGCCTCTAAGACCACTGGTCTGACCCAGAAGGCCCAGTCGAGCCTCACCCCTATAGAAAGGCCATATACCAGCTAGTATAGTTTTCCAACCATTCTCAACTACATTCCACGGAGAGTAAAGAAAGAAGAGTAAATGAAGCCGTGCAAAGGGTACAGTAACAAACCTCTCTAGATAATTCTGCCAGATGTGTATACTCTTAGCCCCTGCATTGGTAATAAAAGCTCCATACTTCCCTACTTTCTCCGCATCAAGTATCGCAGGAGATGTCATTCTGGCTTTTAAGTTCAGTCGTACATGGGCTTCAAACCTAGCCGTAACACCCGCTACACTATCGGCTGCAAAAATAGCGTTTACACCATTATCAACTTCCTGTCGAACGCCTTTTATGATTGACCGTGCCGTAATCATATTCCTCTTATTATGGATTACTCCAAATTTCAGAAGCAGCAGTTTAGCAGAGACCGCTTCACTGTAATATACAGTTCCAAGTCCCGTAGTATGGTCAAACAAATCCTCAATAAATCCAATTAGGCCATTATCAAACATGGTATCATCAATCTCTGCGCCAAGGCGTGTCGCCATTCCTCTAACCGCACCAGCATCAAGAGGTTGTCGTTGAAGTAGAAAACGACCTAAGTCAGCTAACGGTCCTTGTGCACCAGAAGCCTTCCTCACAACACCTATCGCAGCTTGACCGACATCAAAAAGTTGTTCGCGAGTATGTTGTAGTATTGGAAGCCTGTTCTGCATAACCTCATTAGCTATTCTAAAGGTCTCAGTAGCTAACTTACTGTTCTCGAGAATCCTCATAGTACCGGTCTTAGGCATCATCCTAAAGGCCCCTTCTTTAAGGGCATAAAAAGGCATATCGACTAATTGACCAAAGAGTCTTTCCCCTCTCGCAACACCACGTCCTAATATAGGGATTGGAGATAATATTTTACCGTATAAACCCACCCCGAAATACGTGAGTGGGTCCATGAGAACTTCGACTATGAATTTATGAAAGGCGTTGGCATCCCAGTTTTCAAAAGCGTAACTGTATGCTTGCCAAGAACTTACTCCTCCCTCCCGAGCTTCGGTATACTTCCCTTCGAGTTCATCCCAATCAGGAACTATACTGCTTATCCCACGGTAGAGCACGTACCTGGCAGGATTTGTGATCCTCCCGAGACCGCCACCTCCCATAACGGGTCTCGTGGCATCCACACCTCTAGACGTAGCAGCTATTAGAGGCATTATAAAATGCTGACGGTACTTCTCAAAGGGGAGCATTAGCAGAAGACCTTGTGTAGTCCACATATTCTTAAGGGTTTCAGAGCGGATCATTTCTCGTATCTCGCTAAGTTCTAAGTTAGCCATGTCTGACCTAAGTATCTCACGACTAGCATTCTGCTTTGCCCAGTCCTCTACTATTGCCTTAAGAGGAGCCTCGAAACCTACCATAAAGTTCTCTACCACCTCAGGGTCTGTACCAGCTTCCGATAAAGCTCGGCGCACATCAGATGTAGTTTGACCTGGTGGTAACTGGGGTTGAGTAAGCTCTGTCAAGATTGTAAGTAACTGGTCTCCCGCTGATGATAGAATACCAAAAGAGCTTATTGAACGTCGTGTTGAGTATTGATTAATTAACCCTTTACGTTTCTCCCCAGTTGCAGTTTCAGCAGAAACACCTTGAGCACTAGTTAAATGTACTTGTGCTTTTTGTAACCACTTTTTTATGAAGACTTCATCCGCCGGAGAAGGTATGAAGGACGCGTCCTCCTCCTGAAAGGCTTCCACAACGTCACTTACCTCTGTAATCTCCGGAAGACCGGAAATATATTGGAGTGCATATGCTCTAAACGTCTGGCGACCAATCTCTACATTAGAGGCAGCGACAGCTTCTTGTATCTTTTGGTGAGTGAGGGCAGCCGCCTTACGCTGCTCACGTGAGAAGATTCCCGTAAGTTGCGTTGCAATCCTAGCTTCAGGGGGAAGTATCCCCTCCGCCTCAACACTTATCTGTGCAACCTCTACTAGTCGTGCAATTTCACCCTCAACGCCAAGCTGCATATCAGCGTTTAGCTCATTAAGCTTTCCTTGCAGATGACCAAGTTCTTCTTCTATACCTGGTATAGGCTTAAGCTGCGTTAGAGCTGGTGCTGCTGGAGGAGTAGGAGTAGTAGTCGTAGGTTGTTCTGCAGGGGGTCCTTGCATCCCACGAAAACGTCCCCTAGGAAATCTTTCTCCTAAACGTCTTTCTGTTGTCAATGTCTAACCTCGCAACAATGCTTGTACTTCTGGGGGTAATGATGATGTAGTATCACCGCCTTGAGTAGGTGCAGTTGGCTCACCGCCACCGCCTAGTGTACGAGCTATCTCATCAGCAGCACGGTTAAGTAGTGTAGTAAATTCTGTATCACCTAGTTCAGCGGAGTCTACAGCAATACGTCTCATCTCTCGGACAAGTATTAACTGTCGGAATACAGGGTTAGCTAGGGCGTCTTCACTTTGAAGTCTTCCCTGCTCCTCAAGTATATTAGTTACTTCGGGGAAGAGTACATCAGTAACAGTCGTTCCCGAAAGTCTAAACTGGGGATTAAGCATCCGACCAACAGTAGCACGATGTACGAAATCTCCAGGTACTTGTATATCGTAACGGTAGCTTATAAAAGGCTCCTCACGTAGACGAGGGAAGGAGTCTTTCCCAAGTGGCATCTTAAGCTCTCTCATAAGACATATAGTCTCTGTAGCCATAAGCCCAAGAACATTTGTAAGTCCCTGATGAAAGGGGTAGAGCACTCTCTTAGCTGCAGCAGTTACCTGACTCATCAGAAGCGCAGAGACTTGCTGTGTGATACTACCAAATGTAATATCAGAGAATAGCCCACGCTGCAGATTGCCCCGAAGGTCGAACTGATGCGCCCTCATCTCAGCAGGGAGTGGAGGGAGCGGTACAGTATCAATACTCTCATCAGGCTCTATAGAGAAAATAGCACCACGCTCATAGAGCTTTTCTGGAGTGAGAACACTAGCACCACGAACTCTTTCTACGTATTTGGGATTAGCTGTGTCTCTCAGTATCTGCTGCATATAGGTAAGCATACGGTTATAGTTCTCTGTCATATCTTTAACAGGTGCTATAACTGATTGACCTA